TTCCAGGATTGGAGTCTCTGACGCGGGAGTGAACAGGCGGAAAACCACCTCACTGTCGGCTACACCTGACAGTATGATCTCTTTCATGTTACCGGAAAGAGACAGCGCATCGGGTTGCTGTTGTATATTCATCTGAAAAAAGTTTTAATGTAAAATTACCGCTAGCACGTGCCGCACAAAGGACATGGGTCACTCTGAGTCATTGGCCACGCACACCATTTTGCTTTGAATCTTGATATATACGTTATGCTCAGGATAAGACACGTTAACCAGATATCCACGTCCGTTAGGTGCGATATCATAAGGCATGGTACCGGGCCATTCATCTATCCCGTCACGCCAGAGCACGGCACCCGTAGGAGTCAGCTCTACATATTGCGTCTGCAGACAGCATTCGTCACCTGCACTGACGGCCGATGCCGGCACCTTGGGGAACACCTTGGGCGGGTTCCGCTCCTCATCACTGGCGTTGTTATACGCATATTGCGTGCTGGATGACAGGATACATTTGAGCTGCCAGTGATATCCCGGAGATACTATGTCATCGGCTGCCGGCGCATGACTTGCAGGATCCTGTATTGTGGTAGATAACAGGACGGACTCCTGGAGTGCGTCATCCTGTCCCAGTATTATGCTCAGCGTATCGATAAGCAGCGGTGATCCGTGTAGTAGCACACGGCTCAGAGGCGACAGACTCATCTTGATGGAATCCGGAAGCAGCAGGCTGGCACGTACCCTGTTCATTGCGTTACGCAGCAGCTCATCACGATATCGCCAGTAGCGCTCAAACAGACCATCGTTACCATGGTAACACAGAGAATAGTCTGCAGTAGGTTTGATCTTGACCACGTCAACACGCGTGTTGTAATACCTGTAATAGTCATAGTTGATCAGGGTACCACGCGGGAAGCTCTTATAGTCATTATACGGCAGCATCAGTATCATATCCAGCTTGGGACGTTCCGGAATGACTGAGGAGTCTTCCACATCACTGGACAGACGTGAATACAGGGCGCGTTCATCGCCGATGAGAGGATATGTCCATTTCCTGTTTGGACCCTCGCCGCTCCAGTCATTCAGCGATACCATGGACGGGATTGTGTCCGGAGATTTTATCTCTTCAGCATCGATATCCTCTTCCTCTCCGAGGTTATATCCGGTGGTACCGTCCACTACCGGGTCAAACAGAGTCTCGTTACCTTGGTGTCCTTCAGCCACCCAGCCGCCAAACACGGCATTCCATTTTGATGCCAGGTGTTTCTTTGTGGTCTCGCGCACAGGCGGCGCCACATCGCCACCCTTGGTACCGGAAGGTGTCAGTACCAGACGGCGGTAGGATTCCTGGTACTCTATATCCGGATGTCCGGTATGGTACGGGGTGATATCCACCGGATCAGAACTGAGCATCACATCAAACGGCAGCATAACCACGGTCATGGTGGAGGCGTCACATACAAACTCCATGTTGAATTTATGCCGGAACAGATCCAGCAGATCTGAACAGCTGCAGTCTGGTACCAGGTCAGAGTACAGTATGCCGCCGTCCGCCACCATGGAGTCGATGGTGTTATTTATGAACACCATATTGTTGATAACTACGTCATCGGCCACCGCAGTATCATCCAGCGTATAACCGAAATGACTCAGCATGAGCTCCAGCACGTGCATCACCCGGACAAAAGGCGTCATATAATAACCCTTCTGCAGCGTGACGGATCCGTAATTAGCCAGGGTGATATTCCTGCTCTGGGCGTTAAGCCATAATATCTCGGAATATGTTCCGGATTCTGACACCGGCTCCGGAAGGAAATACTTGTTACCGTTAGGGTGATTGAATATCACACCACGCGCATTCAGCAGCGTATATCCTATCGATGGCCCGCTGCCTTCATTATTCATGGCCACCGGGAACACATCGAAATTAGGATCTGCGTGATTCTTCAGACTATCCAGCCAGGATATCTTCTGATCCAGTGTCATGGAGTCAGTACCGGATATCGTAGCATCGTCAAACACATCGATGAGGAGAGTATCGCCTACTATAGCATACAGCTCACTCTGGGCCAGCAGATATGAGGTGCTTATCTTATCGTTCCGTTTGGCCGACAGTACCCGCTGCTGAGCACGCACATGATACTCGCCGTCTATGATCTCTACCGGTGCACCGCTCTCCGGACGTCTGGATCCTGCCAGATCCTCCGGGTGTCCGGTGAGCTCGCGGTTGAGAGGTGTATCCGGCAGATCTACCGGAAGGGACTGCTCGCCATACTCACTGAAAAACGGATTGGTACGTTCTATCTGCAGGGCGGTATCCGGAAAGAGCTGGTAATCCTTGCCCTTATTGAGGTTTTTTATCTTCATTTCTTGCTTCCTATCTTACGCGCACGTTCACGCAGTTCACGTTTACGGTCTATCTCTGTAAGTGCCACGCTGGCGGGTATGCCGTCACGCTGCAGGGATCGCAGTGTCTCATCCAGACGTTCCAGCGTATCGATGCCGGCAGCGGGCACTATCGGTGCCTTGGTGTCGGCCGGGCGCCGCTGACGGTGCTGACTGTCATCCATGGTACCGCCGCTGCCGCGTCCTATCATACGCGCCTGGATCTCGCGGTTCATATCCAGCGTGCGGATATTACCGGCCATCTGAGCCTTATCTATGATATCCAGCAGCGGGGCTACCGTAGGATTCTCTACGGCCGCGTTACTGGCCACAAACTCCTTGGACTGCGGACCCTCGCCTACTATCACTGTCGGCCGGTCTATGTAGCCGCGTTTGTCGGCCTCCACCGCCACGTTCCGGAACAGCTTGCCGTCCTGACGGCGACGTACCGATATATATCCTCCCTTCTCACGGCCGGTCAGAACGCGGGTGTTGGCTCCGCTGGATGATGCGGCGGCGCTGCCCGGCTGCAGCTGCTTGACGCGCTCACGCTCAGCGTTGGCGCTGGCCAGCTGTGCGGCACCTACCACACCCATCAGGAGCGCGGCTACAGTACCGGCTACCGGTCCCAGCTGCGCATAGGCCTGCATGATGGACACGGCTGTATCGGCTATGATCTGTGAGGCCTTGACGGCAAAGTTCACATCGGCATATTTTTTCTGTATCTCCAGCTGCTTGGCCTCTTTCTCCTCTTCCAGTGCTGCAGTATCCTCGCCGGCTTTCTGTGCCTGGCTGATAAGGATATCATACCGGGCGGCCGACAGATCCATCTCAGACTGCATGAGTGTCTCAAAGGCGCTGGCTGCCAGGTTCTGGTAGTAGGCGGTCTGCTCGTGCCAGGCCTCCATCCATATCTGAGTGCTCTTATGAGCATATTCATCCTCTGTTATGGCGCGTTTACGTAGTGCCTCTTCAAGCAGCTGCTGGCGGGCGTCGAGCGCAGCCTTCCAGGATACCAGTCCCAGCTGCTCGCGGATCTGCTCGCGCTCCTTGATTTCCTTATCCTTAAGGGCCTGCTCCTTCTCATTATACTTGCGCATGATGCGCCAGCTGGCTTCCCAGTAGGCCTCATTCACACGCTGCTGCTGCTCGGCGTTATCACCCGCCTGCTTCAGCGCTGCCTGGTAGTAGATATCCAGTGCGGCCAGCTCCTGCTCGCGCTGCTGAGCCAGTGTCTTTTCCTGATCCAGCGCTCCGGATTCACGTATGGCCTTGAGGTTGTTACGGAACACCTGCTCCTCATCTGTGCGCGCCTTGTTTACGGCCGTCTCGGCCTCCAGGACACGCTGTGCAGCATCGGCTTCAGCTTTCTCACGCTCAGCTGCAGTCTTGAATGTCATGGTCTTGACAGAGGCCTGCAGATCCTGTTCAATCTTAAGGCGCTCCTGGGCCGATGTCACGGCTGACTCAGCTACGCGCACGTCATATTCAGCCTGGCTTATCAGACCCTCATCCAGATGCTTCTTCAGGAGCGCTGTCCGGGTGTCGGCCGCCTGTTTCTCCTGCTCCAGCAGCTGGCTGCGCTGCTGGCTCAAAAGCTGTGTGGCGGTCTGTTCGTCGGCTGCAGTATCCTTGGTGGTCTTTCCCAGATCCTGCAGGCGTTTTATCTTGGCATCAATGATCTCTATCTCCTTGTTCTTGGCCTTGATCTCCTCCTCGGTGGTGGCCAGGTCACGCTCCTCTACCAGCTGCTTGCGCTGCTCCTCCAGTTCCTTGATGAGAGACTTGGGTGCGGCGCCGCCTGCAGCTGCTGCCTGGTTCATGTTGAATATCGATGTGGACAGGGTGCTGATATCGGCATTGACAGCCTCCAGCTCTTTTTTGTTGGCTTTGTACTCCTTGGAGAGCTTTCTGAGCTCTCCGGCATGAACACGCTCCTCGCCTCTCAGCTTACGCTCACCCTCGCTGATCTTCTGCTGCAGCTCTATCTGACGCTTGTAGAGATCTGTGAGTTCCTCCTCTGCAGCTTTCATCTTGGCCGTCTGCTCCAGCTTCTCCAGATAACGGTCCATGGCGTCGGTATTCTCATTTATGAGCTTGCCTTCGGCCGTCAGTTCCGCATTATAACCAGGCACGATTTTCATCAGCTCATCCAGGGTTGCACGCCGCTCATCCAGTGATTTGGTGTTGTCATGCAGCGTGGCCGTCAGGTTCCTGATGCGCTGCGCCGTGGTATCCTCGGTGTCGGCCAGGCGGCGGCCTACACGATCCATGACAGAGACGGTGTCGGCCGCCTCACGGGCCTTGTTTATGAATGTCGTTATGATTGAAACCGCAGCTGCCACGGCCGTCAGTATAGCACCCAGCGGATTGGATGCTATGGCCGCGTTCAGAGCTCTCTGCGCAGCTGCTGCACGAACCAGGTTTCCGGTCATCAGGTTATATGCTGCCTTGGCGGCCAGTACCACAATCTTGGTGGTGCTCAGCAGCAGGTTCTGCGCCTTCAGAGCTACATTACCGGCCAGCGTGGTGGCGTTGAATTTTGCTTTGGCCAGTATCAGTGCTGCGATAGCGGTTATCACCGGTTTGGTGATCTTGCGGTACTCGATCATGAATGACAGCACCCTGGCGCCGTTGATGGCCACCTCGTTCCAGCGCTCCTTGACAGGTATCAGGGCCTGACCCAGCTTAAGCTGCGCGTTCTCCAGCTCTACCGATGCACGGGTGGCGCGGTCGGCGGCCGACTCATAAGCCTCGCCTGCAGCTGCCAGTTGACGGTCCACGATGGCTGTCACGCCGGTAACGAAATCACCGGTCTTGGCTACCTCCTCATTGATCTCGGCGGCCGACAGTCCCAGGTTGTCCAGGATTGGCTTGCTCTTACGTCCCAGGCCCATGATGATGGACTCCGTCATGTAATCCACGCTCTGTCCTGTCTCCTGGGCTTTCATCTGGGCGTATGTCAGATACTTGCCAAGGTCATCCAGCGGAATACGGAAATCACGCGCCTTGACGGCGGCTTTCATCAGCTCAAAGTCATTGACGGTACCTTTGGTGGCGGCCCGCAGCTTATCCAGCAGATCCGGACGGTCCAGCTTATCAAAGGCCCGCTGCACGCCGTCGGCCGACTCGGCCATGGTGATGCTCTCACTGGCAAACTCCTTGGCCTTATCGAATAACCGGGTCAGGGCTGTGGACCACAGGTTAGCCAGACCCGCACCCTCCACGATATTCCTGGTATCAAATCCGGAACTCTCCATCTTGAGGTCCGACATACGTTTCTTGGTCTCCACCAGCTGCGCGTTCAGAGTCTCCCACTCCTTGGGATGCAGGGCTCTGCTGGTCTTATCCAGCTGGCGCTGCAGGTCAGACGCATGACGCCTGAGCTGTGACATGCTGAGATTGGCCGTACCCATCTGCCGGGACAGCAGCTTCATCTTGTTGGTGTTATCCTGGATAGTGGCGGAATGCGCCTTGTACTCACCGGTGAGTTTCTTGATCTCGGCGGCGTTCTTACGCGGATGCTGACGCAGATCCTTCAGCTCCTTGTTAATCTCTCTCTGGCGGTCTCTAAGGTTCTGTGACTCCTTGTCAAGCTTGTGGTATTCCTGCTCGGCTTTGGTGGCGTTCAGATCCAGGACCCAGGTGATATAATCTTCCTGTAACTGTTGCTTTCCCATAAAAAACGGATGTTACTTTATCCAAAAGTAGCACCCGCATATATGACCTTAAAGGACACCGGATCTATGACCTGTCCATCACGGAGCCGGCAGTGTTACGCCACAGGAAACTGATGATCAGATACCCTATCCACAGAACGGTGAACAGGATCCACACCGGAACTATCACGCTGTCCCAGATGCGGCCGAAAGAAAACGGCTCATGACTGGACACAATAAGAGCCGCCCAGGTGATGATGATCATCATCCGGGAGGCGATGTATGACTTTACGCCAGTATGGTCTATGAATCTCTTCTTTGCCATATCTCCAGCTCTTTTGTGCAATTATATAACATTTTGAGATAAAAAACAAGTATTACTGGGCTGCAGACGGACCGGCCGCCTGGATCTGAGCATGGATCTGACGGCGCAGATCCTCCGTGAGTCCAAACTTAAGGTCTCCCAGGGTGTCATGATACAGTATGCCCCATACCACACGGTTGTACAAAGCCAGCGCCTTGGATGCTCCGGCACGTATGTCACGGCTTATACTGATATCCATGAAACGCAGTGACGTCAGGATGTTGAACGTGAGTGTGGCGTGCAGCCCTGTGCCGCTTATGCGGAACGGCTGGCCGGCCAGCTGCAGCGCAATCTGGCGGGCGCGCTGCGTGCGGTGACGGCGCAGGCGGTCCACCTGGGTGTCGGCTATGAGCCGGGCATCACGCTGCAGGACGTTATGTATGAACTCCTGTTTTATCAGACTGTCCGTTATCATAACATGTTGTCACCCGGCAGGTTGTTAAAGTAATCCATGATACGGTCCGGATCAGCCTTGACTCCGTCTTCCGGTTTGTCCGTCATGGCAGTCACAAACAGAGCAACCAGGGCCAGTATTCCCAGAAAAAAAATCAGGCCAATTACCACACAAAGAATCTTAACAAAAAGCATATCTCAATCATTTAAGTGTTAGTCTTCATCATCAGACCGGTGGCGGCGCTGCCGCTGCCGTCTGGGAGCCGGGAGTTCGCGCAATGTAAAGCCGTTCTTCTCTATGTTGCGCTCAAATATGGGAGCACGCTCCGTATCCCGGTTCCAGTATATGGTGTAGCGCTCGCCCATGTTCTCCCGGAAATCGCCCAGTATATAACCACGCCGCATAGCTTCATGGCGATAGTATGTCTGCTTGCGCGTGTAGTTGAACTGCGGCAGGTTGAGCTTGGTGCGGCGATCCAGCATCATGTCAGCACGGCGACGCTCAGACTTTATCAGCGCCTTGCGGTCGGCCGATATGCGGCGGTACATGGCATGGAACCGTTCCGGATCATCCTCTTTCATGCGGCGCAGCGGGTTCTGGTCTGACTTCATCCTGCGACGCGCTGCCTCTATACACTGTGGCGGCATCCCATGGTTACGCTTACGCGCATAGACGCCACGCTCCACACATGTGCGTTTTATGTTTACCACCCGCTTGGCTATTATCACCTCCATATCTTTCTTCAGACCAAGCTTGCGGCCTAACTTGAGTATCGTACCCTTGCACAGTCCGAACAGTTCCGCTATTTCCTTATCCAGGTGCGTAGGATACAGGGTGCGGAACACCTCCTCCTGCTCCGGAGTGAGGTAGTATTCCTTCCCGCCGCGAACACCGGAACGCATAGGCACCTCATACTGTGGCGCACGGCGGATATCCCTCCTGGTTGGATTCCTTCCCATAACTGTAGTGTAAAGATACCGGGGGCGTGCTGCAGCGCAAAGGACCAAATCCGATGCGTTGGCACGCCCTTCCGGTTGTTACTTATCTGCGGTTTCTGATGACTCTCCCTGCAGACGCGCGTGCAGGCGGTTGAGAGTGTCAAGTGTCTCACAGAGCTGGTCACGCAGCATGGCGGCCTCACGCAGTGACAGGTGGACGTTCTCAGAGGGGATATCCGGATGACCTACCACGATCACAGGCTCACGCATGGCCTCGTTCCATTCCACGGTAGTGGCTATGCTTTCGGTGCGGTTAGCCTCATTCAGCAGCTCACTGATACTGAAGTCATCCTTACCGGACATCAGTTCCTCCCATGATACGGGAGCGGTCTTCTTTACTTTTTCCATGGCTGCGCGATTAAGAGGGTTAATGACAGTGAAAGCATACACAGAGGCAGGCACTCGGCCGTGATGATGGTGAGCACTACGCCCAGGGTGGTAAGGCCGGCACGCACGGCGGTGGCCTGGCTCATACGCATACCGGTAACGGCGCACACGCGCAGGTGATAGCGGTGCAGCGCACGGCGTGCATGGTTTGCTACAAAGGATCTGATACTCTCTCCCTGCCCGGACAGGGCAGCGGTACGTGGCAGTACCGCGATGTTTTTTGTTCTCATAATGGTTGTACATTTGGCTTGGGGCGAAAAAAGACGGCCGCCCCATCCCGTCGCCAAACGTACAACCTAACCACGCAAGTGGAAAAAGATTAGGATGAAGCAGCCGCCATTCGTGTATCCTGGGTCCCGGCGCTGCAAGGGAACCTTGGATTCGGACAGAAAAAAAGTGTCCACTTCGTAATGCGTGGACCTATCGCTGTCCACTTGCGTAACAGGCTCTGTCCTGTTAGTTGTACTTTGGCATCAGCAAAGATGGGGTGTTTATTTTAATTGTGCAAGTTTTTAGGCAAAAAATGTTGCAATGATGAGTTTTACACCATTTAATTGCTTTTTACGCCAATTTATTTGCGTTTACTTCAATATCCGGCGCTGCAGCAGGCGTATGCCGAATGCAAGGAGGGTAGCGGCGCCTATGAGTGCCAGGACATCGGTTATGGAGTTGGCCAGGCGGCGCAGGAACGAGGGTTTCTGTTCCGGCTGCGGCTGTGGCGGTGTTTCCGTCTCGCGTTCCTTATATACTATGCTGTCATGGCGCATGTAAACGGTGTCATGCGGTATCACTACCGGCAGTGAGGGTTTGTTCTTGAGGGTGTGGTGCAGCACTCCGCCTGGAGTGATCCAGGCATCAGATTCTGCCACACTGGTCTCTATATGGCTGACGGTGTCAAGCGTCTGGGTGATGGAACTCTCCTGCGGCAGTGTTACCGGCACAGTGTCAAAAACTGTCACATGACGCTCCTCATAACGCACGGCCACACTGTCACGTATGTGTACGGTGGGTTGTTGGGTCCGGCGAGCCGTACCACAGCCCGCCAGACTTACAACCACTAAACAACATGGTAATACTGCTTTCATGGCTATCTATTGAGAGTCAATTTATCATATTGTATGGAGTTGACGCGGCGCAGCCATCCGCCCAGGTGGCGCTGCTGTACGGGGTCGTTATCCACTATGCGCTGCAGGAACTCCTTACGCGCCTGGCTCAGCTGCAGGAATAGCTGCTCAGGATCACAGCTGTTGACGGCGGCTATGGTCTTAGGTCCTACTATGCCATCTACAGTGGTGCCGCACAGACGCTGCAGGGCCCTGACGGCCGGTGATCCGGAACACCAGCACCAATCTACGGCCATGTTGGCTACGGCCTGGCTTTCTATCTGGTCGGCACGCAGGCGGTTCCAGTATTTGATGCGCATTATACGCAGCCACTCCTCATCGGTGATATCATGCAGTTCCTGCTTGGTGGGTGCGGGCAGGCCCTGCCCGGTACGCCACTCGGTGAAGGTCTTGAGGGTGATGCCGCACATGGTGGCTCCTCCCTTATCATAGAGGCTTTCACTCCAGCCTCCTTCCCAGCTCTTTATGAACGGTACAAGTATTTCAATCTTCGCCATTGTTCTGATCGTCTGTATCGCCGGCAGCTATGTTCTGCAGGCGGTTGTTAAACCTTGCCTCAAAGCGTTGCATCTTGGTGTCGAATCCCACCTTGATACCAAGCAGCGCGCCGCACAGTACCAGCAGCTCTGATACTATGGATATGGCACTGGAGCTGATATCACCCGGAGGCGGTACCACGAACAGGCAGATGCTGGCGATAATCACGCCACAAGTAAAGCTGCAGACGGCCAGTATGCCCTGCAAACGCGTGTAGTCTTTCTTAGTTTTCATTGTTGCGGTAATCAAGTATCAGTTGTTTAACGTCAAGCAGATCCTGAGCGTCGATGCTGAAGGTCAGGGTCCACCCTATGCTTTTCAATTCAGGTGCGTTGAAGGGGTCCATCTGATGGCGGTCACTCATGTAACGCAGCCAGGCCTGCGCTGCGGAGTCGTTGATCATACCGGCACGCATACGGTTAAGCAGATCCAGCGTGCGGTCACTCAGCAGCTGCTCTTCAATCAGGTCTGCAGAGTCAGATATCTTACCTGCTATGGTGACGGCCATGGAGAGCGTGTCACTCCAACTTCTTTTCTGGTCTGTCACGCTGACTATGGTACCGTAATCTACAAAGAGGAAAAGCCCGCTGAAACCGTTGATGGCGCGTCGCACCTTATCGATGCTGTCCCCCATAACGAAATGGCAAAGTTGGGGGAGGCGTCCTGTCTCCGGCAGACTGCTGACACTTGTTTTCAGCGTTGCGTAGTCAGTGTCTGTGCTGCTGCCGTTGATGAAGATGGACTCTACCACCGCACGGTTCAGAAA